TCTCAATGGTGGCCCGGCGCCTGGAAGATGTGCCGCCGGCGCGGCAGCAGGCCCTGAAAGCCTGCACAGGACCTGGGTCCTGGGGGGTCGGCACCTCCATCTTCCGCGAAGGGCAACGACTCAGCTGGTGACGAGGCCGCTCTGATAAGGCGGTAGACGCGTGGTTCAATCCCACGGTTGCCCACCGGGGAGTATCCCCTCGGCCTTATAAGCCGCAGAAAGGGTAACCGGTACACGCGGGTTCGATCCCCGCCTCCCCTACGCCCCGCAAGCATTAAGGTGATGCAACCGGCTTTTACCCGGTGGAACAGGGGTCGGTACCTTGGCGGGGCACAAAGGACTGCTGAGCGGGAATACGGCCAGGTAAGCAGTCCGTCAGGGAACCGGCTGGCTGAAATCCGCAGGGGGCCTGTAAGCGCTGCTGATTGTAATGGAAAGCACACCTGCCTTCTAAGCAGGCGATCCGGGTTCGAATCCCGGGCGGCGCGCGAGATCAGCCCACTCCAGACGGGCTCCGTGGCCTTGCGGCATGCAGCAGGGACTCATCCGACGGTCGGTCAAGCCGGAGGGCCACGCCCTAGTGGGGTAATGCAGCCTTCCTCCTTCTCAGGGAGGACGATGCCGGTTCGAGTCCGGCCTAGGGTACGCATGCCGTTGTTGCTCTGATGGTAAGGGGCGACCCGACTTTCAATCGGCGTACGACGCGGGTTCGATTCCCGCCAGCGGCACTGCGGAGGGTGCTCGGATACCAGCCAGGGCTCATAACCCAGGAATCGCGGGTTCAAATCCCGCCTCCGCTACTGGTCTCGCGTGGCCTAACTAGGTAAGGCAGCGCACTGTTAATGCGTACACATATAGGTTCGAGTCCTATCGCGAGAGCCGCCAGGCTGTATTTGATGAGCGAGCCCTGCGGGCTACATTGCTCTTACTCAGTGCAGCCTGGTTTTGCCAGCCCGTGTGACACGCGCTGTCGAGCGCAGGACCTTACGGGTCTTACACGCGCAAGACCACAAAAGCGAAACGTTGTGCAGGCTGGTTTTGCCCGGCTCGTATTAGCCCGCATTCACGCACAGGCCCCTCGGGTCATCTAGTGCCAGGTTCTGCGAAATGCTGTGCGGGCCGGTTCATGGTTCTTTAGCTCAATCGGGAGAGCACCGTCCTGTCAAGACGGAGGTAACGGGATCGAAACCCGTAAGGACCGCGGAGGCTGGCTGCTCGTCTCCGGCCCGGCAGTGCTGGCCCCTGTGCACGGGGACCAGGGTAGCCGCCGGGCTGAAAGCAGCAGCAAAGGCAGCCGCGCCTGCCTGCCCCCTCGCCGGATGCGTCTCCGGCCGGGGGTAAAGAGTGGCTCAGCCCTCGCGCGGGTTGTCCGGTTAGCTCAGCGGAAGAGCGCTCCCCCGACACGGGAGAGGGCGGGGGGTCGGCACCCTCACTGGACACTGGCTGGCCTGCTACTGCTATATCGCCTCTGGCGGGCCAGTGCATAAGTCCGGGCAAGTCCTGAACCCTGGTACCGGGGAAGCGCTGAAGCGCACGGGATACTGCCTGGCGAGCGCTCAGCGTCTAATGGAGAGGGCACCGGGTTACGGACCCGGGAATGGGAGTTCGACTCTTCCTGGGCGCGCGGATTTAACAAGGCCGGTTAGCTCAATGGGAGAGCGCTCCGTTCACACCGGAGACACGGAGGTTCGATTCCTCCACGGGCTACGGTGGCTGAACCGAGTGGCGAGGAACCCGGCTGTGACCCGGGTCGCAGAGGGATCGTAACCCTCCAGCTACCCCGTCCCTGGATCCGTGCAGTCAAGCAGAGGCACACATGGGTACATGTACTAAGTCAGGATTGAGCAGTGTGGTGTGCTCAGCGGCCTGTAAAGTCGTCGCTTCGGCATTGAGGGTTCGATTCCCTCTCCTGGCACTGTCCCGGTGAAGTTTAACGAACTGTAAATCAGTTTCTGCGGACACGGTGGTTCGAATCCATCACCAGGGACGCACGGAATGCCAGGAACCAGGGTTCTGCCGGGTAACATCCTTTCAGGGCCCGGGTAAAAGAGCTGTCCTCATATGGCGGCAGTGACGGCCGCGCAAGGGCGGATACCCTGGTTCCCGGTATGAGTCTCCATGGTCCAGGGGATAGGGCGCCACCCTCCGAAGGTGGCAGCGCAGGTTCGAGTCCTGCTGGGGACACCAGCCCGCTAGAAGACCCGCGAGGGTGACCACTGCCTGCGGCGTAACGCGCATCTCCCCGGCCCGCGCCTGCTGTCACCACGGCACGGTACGGGGACTCTCTGCCTGCACTCGCAGCAACGTGGGAGGGCTGACTGTAAAAAGCACGTAACACGCTTATTTTTAAGCCTGTGACCTGGGAAGACTCTGCGTTTTCGCAGGTCACAAGGCCGCTATATCGTGGCTGTGAGCGCGACGGTTAACGGGCACGCCTGCAAAGCGTGAAGAGAGGATTCGACTTCCTCCACAGCCTCAGATGGCCTGTAGTTCAAGGGACAGAATATGCGCCTCCTAAGCGCGTGACGCGAGTTCGAGTCTCGCCAGGCCAGCCGGTGTTCCCGCTGCTGAGTGCAGCCTGATTGACGTATCGCGCGCAGAAGTGTAATGTCTTACAGGTGAGCCCCCGGATCGCCTCTCAGCGCGATGCCTCCGGGGGCATGGCTTTGCCCTGGGCCCGCTGGCGTTCCCGCTGCTGAGTGCATGATGGCTGCATGACGCCTGACGATTTGCATGTTCACCCGGCAGGCGACCTGATCGAGCACGTGCTCGAGGGCGACGGCTGCCCGTGCGGCCCGCAGGCAAGGCTGGTAAAAAAGGCGGACGGATCCGACGGCTGGCTGATCGTGCATCACAGCCTGGACGGCCGTGAGCAACGGGAAGAGCCTGGATTGACCGGGTAGGGCATCCTTAGCCCTGTGAGCACTTACGTCTTCGCCGAGGACATCGTCCTGCCCGACGGCACGGTGCTCAGCGGCCCGCTCCTGGGCGCCCAGCGGCCCCGGCTCTGGACCTCCCCGCCCCGGCACGGCGTCAAGGACCCGTACTGCAAGGCATGTGACGCCGAGAGCCGGCCGTTCGGCTGCGGGAACTCCCAGAGCGCCGACCTGCTCGAGTGGGCGGAGTCGATCGGGTACGACCTGGACGACTGGCAGCAGTGGCTGCTGACTGAGGGCTGCGGCACCCGGCCGGACGGGCGCTGGTCAGCGTTCGAGGTCATGGCCATCCTGAGCCGCCAGAACGGCAAGAACCAGGATCTTGAGGTCCGCGAGCTCGGCGGCCTGTTCGTGCTCGGCGAGAAGCTGGTCATCCACACCGCGCACGAATTCAAGGCTTCTGTCGAGCATTTCCGCCGGGTCCGCGACACCGTCGACTCTCATGACGGCCTGCGGCGCCGGGTCAAGTCGGTCACCACCAGCCACGGGGACGAGGCGATCGAGCTCCGGCCAGTGCCCACGCTGATCTTCGGTCCCGGCGCGAAGCGGATCCGCAGGTCTGTCGCCGCCCGGCTGCGGTTCCTTGCCCGGTCCCGCGGGTCGGGCCGTTCCTTCACAGCCGATTGCGTCGTCTACGACGAGGCGATGATCCTGTCTGACGAGCAGGTTGGCGCGTCGATGCCGACCATGTCCGCGGTGCCCAACCCGCAGATGTGGTACACCGCCTCAGCCGGGTACCACGACTCCACCCAGCTGGCCATGGTCCGCCGCCGGATGATCAAGGGCACTGACCCGTCCCTGATGGGCGCTGAGTGGTCGATCAATGCGCATGCTGATACCTGCCCGCGTGACGAGGCCCGCGGCCGCCGGTCCAACCGGTTCATCATCTGCGCCCGCCACGATGACCGCGACGATCCCCGGTCCTGGGCGAAAGCCAACCCGGCGCTGGGCACGCGGATCACCGCCCGGCACGTCTCGCAGGAACTGAATGCCATGTCCCCGGACACCTTCGACCGGGAGCGCCTGGGCGTCGGCGACTGGCCGGCCGAGGACGAGACCTGGTCAGTGGTGTCCGAGGCCCAGTGGAACGCCTGCGCGGTACCGGACCCGGGCGGCGCGACCCGGCCGGTGGCGTTCGCCGTCGACGTGGCCGCGGACATGAAGAGCGCCGTCATCTGCGCGGCGTGGGAGCGGCCGCCGAAGACCGCCTACCACTTCGCCGACCGGGAAACCGGGCGCCCGCTGGACAAGGACGCGGTCGCGCGGATCGTGATCGAGATACCCCGGGGCTGCAGCCGGGACGGCACAGGCTGGGTGATCCCGCGGCTGCTGGAGCTGCGGAAGGCCTGGAAGCCGCTGGGGATCTGCTTCCCGAAGAACGGGCCCGCCGCAGCCCTCATCGACGAGGCGGAGCGCAGTGGCATCGAGCTGGTGAAAGCCGGCACTGCCGAGGAAGCCGCAGCGTTCGCCCTCTTCGTTACCGCCATCCGCGACAAGACGCTGGCTCACCTGGGGAAAGCGGAATCACCTGAGCTGTGGTCAGCGATGGCCGGTGCGGAGACCCGCGATGTCGGGGACGGCGGCACCACCTGGTCGCGGCGCGACAGCGAGGCCAGCATCGCGCCAGTCACCGGCGGTACCAACGCGCACTGGCTGTTCAATAAGAAGAGGCGTTCTTATGATCCGCTGCGCAGCATTGGGTAGTCACGAACAGCGTTCAACCCGGGATCAGGCCGTCGAACTCGCCCTTGCGGACGCCGTCTGTGAACGCGGCCCACTCAGCCGGGGTGAATGACAGTACCGGGCCGCCTGGGGCCTTCGAGTCGCGGAAGGCCACGCCGCCGCCAGGAAGGGCAGCTACTTCGACGCAATTTCCCTGCAGGTCGCCGTGGCTCCCGGAGCTCTTGCGCCACGCGAGCGTGCTCATCAGCTCATTCCCATCCGGGGCGGGACGCGGAAAAACCAGGAAGACACGGCGATCGAGCCGCCGCTGCCGGGGAGCTGGCAGGCGCCAGGCAGGAGCGTGCCGGTGCTCATCATTGAATGGCTGTTCGAGTGGCCGTTGCTGCTTGAGTACATGATCTTCCTCCCGGTTTTCCTGACCTTGGGGATTTCCTGGTAAGAGTATCATGGGGTCTTGCAACGCGGACATGGCGTGGCTCGGCAGGGTGAGGCTTGGCATGGCGGGCACGGACAGGGCGGGGTGTGGCTGGGCCCGGCTCGGCAAGGCCTGGCCTGGCAGGCACGGGCAGGGTGAGGCGTGGCCCGGCCGGGCGCGTTAGAGTCACTTCATGACGACTAGCGTGCTCGGCCGCGTGCCCCTGGAGGAGATCAGCGAGCAGGCCCGCCAGGTCCGGTTCACCGTGGTCCTGGCGACGGTTATCCTCGGGGTTTTTGTCCTCGCGGGCAGGCTGGCTGGTTTCGCCTGGGTGGCCGCGGTGTCCTGCTGCCTGGCCGCGCGCTACGGTTTCCGGCAGGCGGCTGGCGCTCCTGCCGCGGCAGCCGGGGAGCCGCGGCCCCAGGGGAGTAAGCTGTGAGCACTGCCGCCTGGACGATTGCGCACCGCCGCATTGAAGAGGAGGTCATCCCCGGGATGCGGCTGGGCCGGAACATCAGGCGTGACAGCCGTGACGCGGCCTATCCCTATCGCGGCGATCCTCAGCGCACCCTGGCTGACCAGCTCTGGGCCCGGCACCTGGAAATTTTTGACCAGGACGGGTATGGATCCTGCACCGGTGAGGCGGAAGAAGGCCTCCTGGCTACGGACCCGTTTTTCGCCGCGCTGCCTGCCGGGGTCCTGCTGAGCCAGGCCGGCGCCCTGAAGCTGTACTCGGAAGCCGAGATCATCGACGGCGGCGCGGGCCTCCCCTCGGAAGACGACGGCTCCTCCGGCCAGTCGGCGAGCCAGGCCGCGAAAAACGACGGG